CATTTGAATGTCTTACAAAGATTCCTTTATCTTCTGACCAATTAAATCCAGCTTCTTCTGCTGAACTAATTATTTCCTCATCTGTTAGTGTCTTTGCTGAATGGGTGTAGAGTGGAATCCATGTGCCTTCAAGATGCTCAATCACTTGTAAGTTAATTAACTTTGGCTTTCGGTCTTCCAACCCTAACAACATCCACGCTACTGGTTCATTATTCATATTCCGCCTAATCTAATTATTAATCTAATAAATGCCATCAAAATAATAGATGCCACCACTAATGTAGCAATGGCTACTTTATCGGCCCAGTTCATGATTGCAATGCCATCAAAGTGCCTTTTTGCAAGTCTTTAGCACTAGCCAACTTGTCTACGGCTGATTTATCTTTGCTAAGGGCTTTATAAGCTGCGCCATAGATTTCTTTAAGCTCATCCATAGACTTAGTGCCACTTATTGCTAAAACCCATTTATCCGCTTCTGCGGTCAAGTCAGGCACTTCTTCATCCGGTAAGTCCTCACCAGCGTAGATGTAAAGACCAATACCAAACAAGCTGATGCATTTAACTAGGCATCGCATCATGGCGGTATTGACATCCATTGCATTAGGATTAGAAATTGCCTTATTCATGTTATTAATAACAGGCATTTGGCAAGTCATAGACTTACCCATAGCGGTTACTGTGCAAAAAACCATGACTGATTCATTGAAGTAAACAGGGTCACCAAAAGTCCAGGTGGCTGCTGGGTCATTTTGTAGAAGCTGGTCTACTGCCCAAGTCCAAGAAAGATAAGTAAATTTACCTTTGCGTTCTGTATGCTCGTTTACATTGACAAGACGTAATTCGTTAAATGTTTTCATCACTTTATCCTTAGTATTGACCAGTTACTTTGCCAGTTGCGAAATCTTCCATGTATTCGTAAGACATATTCCACAACTTACGACCTAAAGCTTCAAAATCACGCTTTTCAAGCATTTCTTCTAAAGCTGCTATGTCATCTTTGTTTTGAGTGGCTGCAAAAGCCTCGTTGAAGTTTTCCCATTTACAAGGGTTGTATTCGTCTTTCATAAGGTCGGCAACTTCAGCTTGTAGTTCGTCAGAATCAATATAGTCATCTTCAGGCTCATAGTAAGCATCGTGTCTAGACATACCCATGATTAAAACCCTCCATATACAAACATTGCAGCCAACAAAACACCTAAAAGAAATACACCGATTGCGTCTAGTAGTTTCATTTTTACTTCCCTTCATCACTTGTTAAGATGACTCAACTATAGCATAAAATTATAGATTGGTATAGTTTTTTTATAGGGATTTTCCCTAATGTGTATATTTTTCTATATTTTTGGTATATGATTACGTCAAAGGAGAGATAAATGACCCCATCAGACTTATTAAAAATTGAATTTGGAAGCCTTGTAAATCTTGCTGAGAAGCTTGGAATTAAGGCTCAAACCATTTATTTATGGAATCAAACCAAAGTACCTTTTAAGTATTTAAGGATTATTGAGGAGCTTTCAGAATACCGATTGACTAGAGAAATGCTTAGACCAGACCTATTTAAAAAGGACTGAAATGCACTATTACAACTTCAATATTGGGGATTACATGAAGCATACGCTTCATTTAACACCTGAAGAAGATTTGGCTTACAGAAGGTTATTGGATATGTATTACGATACAGAAGCTCCAATACCCAGCAATATCCCATTGGTTAGCCGTAGGTTACGCATGGATTCTCAAATTGTTGAATCTGTCTTGAATGAGTTTTTTGATTTGACTGATGAAGGCTATAAAAATTATCGAGCTGATGGTGAAATTGCCGATTATCATAAGTTTTTAGAAAAACAAAAAGCCAACGGAAGGCTTGGCGGTAGGCCTAAGAAAGGTAAAAAACCCATTGGTAACCCACCGATAACCCAAGTTGAACCCAAAAAAAGCCTAAACAACAACCAACAAACAACAACCAACAAACAATATATATCGCCTATCGGCTTTGATTTATTTTGGGATATTTACGACAAAAAAAGAGGCAAACCAAAAGCTGAAAAAGAGTGGTTAAAAGCCAACATTGACCAAGTTTTATTAGAAACTGTTTTAGAACAAGCTAAAAAATATGCACAGGTAACTGAAAAGCAATTTCGTAAAGACCCTGAACGATGGATTAAAGGCCGTCATTGGGAGGATGAAATTATTGTCGTTAGCGAGCAAAAAGAAGAAAAAAAACAAGATAAGCAATGGATGTTTAGTGATGCTGGTATAGAGGCCAAAGCTAGAGAAATCGGTATTCATGCAACAGGTTATGACACTTATCAAACTTTAAAACAAAAAATATTGCTTAAATTGGCTCAGGAGCATATTTCTTGAAAGTTTTAGTTGCTTGCGAATATTCTGGTCGAGTTAGAGATGCGTTCATTAGGGGGGGCACGATGCTATGAGTTGTGATTTAGTGCCTACAGATGTGCCTGGGCCCCATTATCAAGGCAATGTTATGGATATTATTTCAAAAGATTGGGATTTGCTTATAGCTTTTCCACCTTGTACTTATTTAACTTTGACAGGAAATAAATGGTTCAAGCCTGAATTTGAAAAAAGATTTCCTGACAGACATCAACAAAGAAAAGAAGCAATTGATTTTTTTATGACTTTGGCTAATTTACCAATTCCTAAAATTGCAATTGAAAACCCTATAGGAATTATGAGCAGCCAATACCGCAAACCTGACCAAATTATTCAGCCTTGGCAATTTGGTTTTCCTACAACCAAGGCTACTTGTCTTTGGTTAAAAGGCTTACCTTTATTAAAATCTACAAATATTGTAGAAAAAGGCGAAGTTGTTATTTCTAAAAGTGGAAATAGAATGTCTAAGTGGTATTACGAAACTTCTAAATTACCCCTTAAAAATGGTGCTAGGGCAAAAGCAAGAAGTGTAACTTTTCAAGGAATTGCTGATGCTATGGCCCAGCAATGGGGAAATGAATCAACAAAAATACAAACACCAATGTGGAGTCAGGCAGCTTTTGATTTGGAGGAAACAATGGGGATTAAAGGCTTTTAGGGAATATATGCGTAAAAGCAAGTTTGATTGGCAGTTGGTAAGGGATTTTGAAGAACAATGGCTGAAGGGAAATAGAGCAGATGAATACGGAGAGTGGAAATGAATCTTGAGCAATTAACTGAAAACAGGGTGGAAGAAGCGTTAATCAAGCTTTCTTCTACAGATGAATCTCATGCAGCTTGGGCTGGTCAAGTTAAATACCTTGAGGAAGGCTTAAAACAGGCCAAGAGCCATTCTTTTCTATTAGCTGAAGGCACAGTAGCCGAAAGAGAAGCAAAGGCTCTATCAAGCGATAAATACGCACAAGCTGTACAAGCTTGGACTGAAGCATTAAAACAATTTAAAAAAATAGATAATGAACGCAATCATGAAATTAGAATTATTGATATTTGGCGCACTTTATCTTCAAACCGCAGACAAGGAAATATGTAAATGAAAGACTTTAGCCTTCCGTATTTGGTATCTAAAAAGCTTTTAGAGGGTTATTACGATGCCATGCTTAAACAAAATGGTCAAAGAGCCTATGAAATTGCTACTGATTTAATTGAAATGGCCCTTAAATTACAGGACATAGCTGGTGAAGATAAAGAAGTTTGACCAAGATTTGCATGACAAATATGACCCACCAGCTAGGGCTGCGGTGTCTGCTTGGTTAAAAATGAAATGGGGTTATGACAGTAAAGATAATCCTGATAAATATGGCACAGACCTAATCATGGGTAAAAATGGTTTTAGAGTAGGTTTTGCCGAAGTTGAGGTTCGGCAATGGAGTCCAACTTGCCCTTTTGATACTATCCATGTTCCAATGCGTAAAAAGCATATGCTAGAAGTGCCTAAAACATTGTTTTTTGCATTAACTCAAGATATGACTCATGCTTATTGGATTGCTGGAGATGAAGTTTTTAAGCATCCTTTGTGGGAAATGAAAGATGACACAAAACATGAAGCTTATTATGACGTTCCCAAACATTTATTTAACTTTGTAGATTTAACCGAGCCTTTCTAATGGCAACAAAAAAAGAACAATATGCAAAATTGGCACAATTGGGCTGCATATTGTGCAGGCAAAATGGCATTGAAACAACCGATACACCAACAGAAATTCACCACGTGCGTAGATATGGCGGAAAACGTGACCTTGCACCAGCAATTGGACTTTGCGCCTATCACCATCGACTTGGAGATACCAGTATTCACAGCCTTGGAGCTAAAGGATTCACTAAATATTGGGGGTATTCACCAGAGCAGCTCGTTGAGAAAACTGAGGCATTACTAAATGACTAATTATCGTAAACGAGTTGATGAGAACCAAAGCCAAATAATTCATACCTTTATTGCTTTGGGGGCTTCTGTTTTAAACCTTTCTAGAGTTGGCGAAGGCTGCCCAGATATTTTGATTGGTTACAAAAAACATAGCGTTCTTTGTGAAATTAAAAGAAATGACAAAGCACCTTATACCGAGAGCCAAGTCAAATTTATGCAAAATTGGCGAGGTGGAGCAATTAGCAGAATAGACTCAGTTGATGCTGCTATACGCTTAATTAAAATGCTTGACATGGGTAATGGATAAGGCAAAATAACTAAACTGCGCTTTTGCAGTCTTTTTAGCTAAAAAAGGAATTAAAAATGATGAAAATGGGAAAAACAACTGACCCAAATAGTACTGCTGGTATTCCAGCAAAGGGTGTAGTAGTACCTAAAGGCGCAAGCAAGGCAGATATGTCTGGTGAACGCATGGAAAAATCTCATCGTGGTGGTGTTGCGATGGGTAAAGAAGATGCTATTGGTGCTGACCACCAGTTCAATACTGGTCGTACCGAAGGTGTTTGCTATGAGCACAAGCGCACAGCATACGCACCTGAAGATAAATACGAAAAAAAAGACACTATGTAAAACGAAAACCCCTAGCACGTGAAGGTAAACTAGGGGTTCTCTAACCACAATTAATCGGAGAAACTGTGGCTATAAAAGAGCATAAAGATACTTGTAATTTATGTCGATTTTTTTCTTTTGGGGAAAGAATGGGCATCTGCAAGCGTTTTCCTATTGTGCAAAACAAATCAAATGACGATTGGTGTGGGGAATGGCAACCCTTGAAAAACCATGTAATTGAAGCCATAACTACTGGGTTAACTTTTACTATTCATGAAGAACAACCAAAAAAGAAACCAGGAAGGCCTAAAAAATCATGAAATTAAAGCCATTAGCAGACAAAATCGTAGTCAAACCTGACGTGCGTGAGCTTTCTAGCATTATTATTGTTGATAATAAAGAAGTAGAAAACATGGGTACAGTTGTTGCTGTTGGCCCTGGCAAGAAACTATCCGGTGGTCGCAGAGAAGATATGCCCATCGAAGTAGGCGCAAGAATTCGCTTTGGCACTATGAACGATGACCGAGGCGAAGAATATCTTAAATACTTTCCTTACTATGAAGATGGGGTTA